TTGGTAAGGGTGGGGTCGGGTGTTCAATTCACCCCGGCGGCACCATTTATCCCATTCAAATCGTTAGGCTTTTCGCGTTCTCGGTCGCCAGGCCGCTTTGAAGAACGCTGCCAGAACATGACAACGTTCCTCGGGGAAAGGTCGGGGAAGATGTTCTTTGCCTGTTCGCCCGTTCGCCCGGGGGCGGCGTGATGATCAGTTGCGCAGACTTGCCCCTCGCCAGCTTGTGGAATGGCGTCCGTCCGTCCCGCAGCCGTTTGATAGAAGCGTGGTTCGCCCACTTCGGCAGGCGGTGCCTCTTTTGCGACCAGGAAATGCTGAAGGAGGGCCGCAGGCGCAATGCCCGCCCTGATCGGCCAACCTTGGATCATATCGACGCGCTGTCCCTTGGGGGCACAGACACCCTCGAAAACATCCAAGTGATCTGTTCGCGCTGCAACAGTCTGAAGGCCGGGGCCGAGCACGCAATTCTGCGGCGTTTCGGGAGAGCAGCCTGATGGACGACATCCTAAAGGGCGCCGTTATCTCCGACTGCGGCAAGTACCGCTACAGCCTGATGCGCCGCTGGAATGCCATGCCTTCTGTCCTGTTCATCATGCTGAACCCCTCCACAGCGGATGCGGAAGTGGACGACGCCACAATCCGCTCTTGCATCCGGCTTACGAAATCATGGGGGTATGGCGGGATAGAGGTGGTGAACCTTTTTGCCTTCCGCGCGACCGACCCCAAGGAGCTTTACTCGGCAGATGACCCTGTAGGGTCAGAGAATGACGAGCACATAGCGGATGCGGTAGCTCATACGGACTTCCCCCTTTGTGCCTGGGGCGCCCAGAAGATCACGGCCCAGCGTGCCGGAAACGTGGTGGAGTTGTTGAAGAAACGCGGCGCCCTTCCTCACTGTCTGGGGACAACCAAGTCTGGGGCGCCCAAACATCCGCTGTATATCAAAACAGGGACGGTGCCGGTGTTATTCCGGCCGGGAGCCAAGCCATGAACTGCCCCATCATCAACGTAAATCAGTTGAACACTTTTCTACATGAGAGCAACCGGATTGAGGGTATCGAGCGGGGACCCAACGATAAGGAATTTCACCGGGCAACGTGGTTTCTGAGTTTAAGCAAGCCCACGGTGAAGGCTCTTGCGGAGGTGGTGGGGGCGTTTCAGCCGGATGCGCGCCTTCGCGTAATCCCCGGTATGAATGTCCGCGTGGGACAGCATATCCCACCCCCTGGTGGTCCGGAGATCCAAGAGGAGCTGGAAGCGATCCTTAAGCAGGTCAAGCAGACGCCCGAGAGCGCCTACGAGACACACCACGCTTACGAGACACTTCATCCCTTCACCGATGGCAACGGTCGCTCGGGCCGTCTCCTGTGGCTCTGGCAGATGCAAGCAGCAGCCCCGCTCGGGTTCCTCCACCACTGGTACTACCAGAGTCTTCAGTACGGGAGGGAGCCATGAACTGCGGGACGTGCAAGTGGTTCCATGAGCGGCCTGAATACTTCCCGCTCTATTCCGGCGACACGATTCTGAAGCAAGGCGACTGCCGGCGACATGCGCCGATTTGCGCTTACGAGCAGCCGTACCCTCCAAATTCGTTCAGGCCGCGCTGGACCACGCATTGGCCGACGGTCGCCGAGGATCTGGGGTGCGGCGAGCATGAGGAGAAACCCAATGATGACAGTTGACGGGCTTCTGGCGTCTTGTCGGTCGGTTCAGAAGGAGATCGACGGACAGTGGGTGCCATGCCGTCCTTTGCCCTGTGAGCCGTTCCTGTGGCGGCTGAAGGATGCCTGGGAGGTACTGAGGCGACGTGCCGACGCCGTGACGTGGCCGGGAGGACAGTGATGGATGGATTCGAGGACTACGTCAAAACCGAAGGTCAAAGTCTCGCTGGAAAAGTGCGAACTGGCAAAGCCTCCCGCGTGGAGTGCGAGGCTTACGTGACCGCCATGGAGCAGCGGTTGCTAAGAGACCTCAGGAAGCCCCGGCCTTCAATAACCCAAGTGGTCATCAACCCGGAACACGCCGCCGCTGATGCTTTTTGGGAGTACTGGCGGGAGAACGGCGAGACCCATCGTCATGGGTACTACGAAAGCACCTGGGGCGCGATTAATGCAGCTATCAAAGCTGCAGGTGTCGTTCCGCGCGAGCATGAGGAGAAGGGTGATGACTAGCATGGAAGGCGCCACACGGGACCAGTTGATTTTGGGATACGTGGGCAATCTCAGGGTTTTGCTCGAACGCCGGGGCGGATTTGACTCCCTCGAACAGCGGAAACGTTACTCACGCGCAGATCTTATCGAGAAGCTGGAGATCCTCGCTGAGGAAATTGAAAGCCTGTGGCCGGAGGCCCCCAGCAATGACCCCGCGTGAGGCTTTGGCTGATTCTCTGGCGGAATTCGAGTCGGAGAGCCTAGCGGTGGTTCGTATGCCGTCAACGATGTTCACCCGCATGGCGGAAAGGCTTCACGACGGCCTTCGCCAGCGCGGCTTTGAAATCAAACAGATCGAGGAGGAGTGAGGGTGTCAAGAAACCTGTGTAGGAGGAATTGCCACCAATGTGGATCTATCGTCCGCTTGGAAGACGGCCCTAGTTGGTATGACAACAATTATCACATCAATCTCCGAAAGGCGATGTGCATCATCTGTGGCACCAAGTACGCAGCATGGATGGATGGCCCTGATAGTTTCCGAGACCTGAGTTATCGCTCGACCATCAACGACGAACCTGGCGAAGACGATATTCCGGCGAACAGTATTCAAACTTACAAACTTGTTGTGGTGGATGGCGTCCCCTTTGTCATGGAGCATGAGTTTGATTAGCCCAGATATTGGACCCCTCTCCCACCGCCTCCAGGAAGAAGAGCCGAGTGACGAGGATTTCAAGTGCCCAACTTGCGGCGGCAGCGGGCTTGTTAATCCGTTAACGCCCAATCTTCCCGATGACTTCTTTTGTGTCAGCACGACCGATTGCCCGACATGCGACGGAACTGGAGAGTTTTGATGGCCCGCCGCGCCGCAGCGATGAAGGAGAAGGAAGATGGGTGAAGCAGTATACATTTTGATTTTTCTCTCGGCGGCATTCGTTGGCGTCATTGCGCTCGCCTGTCTTTTGGATTGCTTCCATGACTAACCCCGACCTCATAGAGCGCGTGGCCGATGCTTTAGTTAAGCAGAGGTTTGGGCCGGAAGTAACCGTTAGCCAATTGACTGATTGGTGGCAAAAAGCATTCCGCGAACAAGCCCAAGCCGCCGTCGCCGCTTACGAGGAATGGCAGCGGGAAGGTGTGGAAGCGATTGAAAGAATAGCCTTCGAAATACCAGCCCCCAATCCCTACACCCCAAGGATTGTTGAAATCTGCCAGGCTTTACCACTCCCCGCCCCACCACAGGAGAGTGAGTGATGGAGCTTAAGCCCTGCCCGTTCTGTGGCCAGCATGGTAACTGGCAGATCGCGCAAGACATCGACAGCCAACAAGTTGGGGTGAAGTGCATGGGATGTTACGCAGACGGTCCGTTGGCTTCGAACAAGACAAAGGCGCGCAATGCCTGGAACCGGAGGGCAAGCGATGACGCGGGATGACATGCATTCCCTGGTGACCTTCGACGCGAGCGACGTACCGATTTCGTCGCTTGCCGAAATGCATAAATGCATTCGGAAAAAGGTGCTGACCGCGCTCTGGCAAGGCAAGCCCGTCGATCTGGTCTGCGACGGCAAGGTTCTCGCGCACTTCGAACCGCCGGCCGGGCGCAGGTACGTCGGCGAGTTCCTCGGCTTCAAGATCATCGAGGATCCGGCGGTGCCCGAAGGCGAGCTGCACGTCCGCGGCGGCGAGTTCGGGCGGGATCTGCTGGGGAAATGGGGGTTGTGATGGGTCATTCCGTGACAGGGCCTGATATCCACGGGCGATGGGAAGTGCGCGACGACGGCGGCGAAATACTCTCCACGCACGACACCATGGCCTCTGCTTGGCGAAAGGCTGACAAGCTGGATGGCGAACCACACAACGCCAAGGAATCCCGTCACGATTGGTCCGCTGAACAATACCTGAAAGGCGAATAGCCATGCTCGCCGCCATGAAACCCGCCGGCACGCACAACGCAGGTCTGAGCGAAGAGGACCTGGAGCGCATGGCGCGGCGCCAGCAAACCAACCGCCGGCTGAAGCGGGAGAAGCGCACTGCCTTGAGGGAGGCGACCAACAGCGAGCCCATAGACTGGCGAAGGAAGCATCTTCCCATGAGCGATGCCAAAGGCCCCGCGGTCGACCTGGCCCCCTCCTCGATTCCCGACGACCAGGGCAAGATTTCGAGTGCGTATCGCGTGCAGAGCGTACTGGATGCCTTGCTGAAGGCGGGCAAGATCACCAAGGCGCAGCACACGGCGGGTGAGAACTTCGAAAAGCTCTTCAGGCAAGCGGCGCTTGATCCCATGAAGGGCCAGAAATTCGTCAAGCTGCCGCCGTCCACCAGCGCGGAAGTGCCGGAGCGGACCTATGCTGCACGGCAAAAGCTGGGCGCGATGCTGGACCTGGTGGGCGGCTATTTCTCACCCTGCGGGGGTGTGGCGTGGCAAATCCTGGGGCTGGGGTTGACGCTGACCGAACTCTGCGAGAAGTCGCCCGGCATGTCGGAACGGACGGCCAAGCAGATGCTAGTCGCCGCGCTGAGCGCGTGGGCGCCGGAGCAATAGATGGCCTGCAGCGACATCAAAACCGGCGACAAGGGGCAGCGCTTCCTGGTTCAGTGCTTGGGCTATCCTGAAGACGGCTGGAACGACATGGCCTATACCGACGATCCCGAGACCGCCCAGAGGCTCGCCAGAAGCTTCGCCAAAGCCCCAAGCGCGCAAGAGACTCGCGTGAAGGATCGCGGGGTCACAGAGCCGAAGGTCGAAATCACATTCCCCAAGGCGCCCTATCCCGCCGATGGCGTGTCCTACTTTCCGGGCGAGCGCACGATGGTTCTGGAGGCCTTTGTGCGTCGCGACACGCACACTGAGGTCGTTTGGGTCTTGACGGGTGAGGCATCCCTAGAGCGCGACAGAGCGGCCGTCGAACTGCAGGCGCGCCAGAAGCTCAACAAGCGCAAGGGTTACTTCACGCACCCGGAGATCGCCCGGAACACGCGCATGATCACGGTGGAGGTGGGCTAGAATAGCATGGAAAAGACGCCGGAGAGGCTGAATGACTCATAAGAAACGAAGCGTAAAAGGGGACATGGCGCTCTGTGTTCACAAGTTTAGCGACTTGGCGCGAGAGATGGAGATTCTCGGCGTCAATAGTGAAATCGTCGATCGGTCTTTGGAGTCTGCTCTGGCGGCTAGGCTAATGGAAAACGAGCGGAACTGCCCCGACACCTTAGAGAGGCTTAGAATTATGATGGCTATCGCTCATTCGATTAGGGCAACGCTGGAATCTCAACACCAACCGTCCCAATAACGACCCCCCTTGACAAACTGCCGCGATCTCGTGCTACATCGCTTCAATTGGAATTCGCCCGCCCGGCCCCCTGTCGGCGCGGGTTTTTTCGTTCCCGAAAGGGACGGCGCGGCGGTAGAATGCTCACCAGGGCGCTTAGGAGCCTGCGCGGATGACCAGCTAGGCGATGAGAGGATTCGCTGCCGGGAGTAGCGCCCGGCCCGCGCCGAAACTTCAAGAGCAGGCAGATGAAGGGCATCGTTGACGTGATCTACGCCGATGGATCCGAGAAATCCTTCAGTCGCGAGCCCGATTTGACGAATGCCATCTATGCCGAGCATAGCTGGTGGGAGCAAGACGGGGACGGCTGGATTCGGCATATCGAGCGCGTTTCGCTGAGTTTCGCGCCGAAGGATTGAGAGACAGCCATGAACCGTCGCCAATTCCTCCGCTCCGCTGCCTCGCTTGCCGTGCTGGCGGCTGTGCCGGGGTGCGTGAAGGAAGCCGGGACCACAATCGAGCGAACGGGCGTCGGGGAGTACAAGATAACCTTCGACCCGCCAGAATTTGCCGCCGATCACACCCTGATGGCGACTTGGCGCATTGAAGGCAACACCGAAGTCTTGGTCGGCGTCCAGCAAGTCTAACCCTCTGACGTCCGAACCGCGCGCCTGAGCGGTCCTTGTCCCGCATAGCTGCGCGCGATGGGGCGGGCCGCCGTCGTCGCCGCCGATGCGCGTGCCCGCCCTTCCCTCCTAGCCTGATCGGAGAATGCCCATGTCGCTAATTCTCGGACAGAAGTCGGACGACTCTTCGACCGTTCGTGGCATCAAGGAAACCGGCCAGGCGCTCCATACGAGCGAACAAGGCCTGATTGCGGGCGAACACAATCAAGAGAGCGCCGAGAACGGCTGGCTCGCCACACGGGAGGAGTGCAACGGGACCTATCTGGCAGATGGCACGATCACGGCCCAAACCGTGTCATCGGCCCCGGCACACCTCATGGGCATCATCATTCAGCAGGCGCTGGCCGGCACTCTCACGCTGACCGATAGCGCAACGAACAAGCTGGTCCTTCCCGCTGCAACCCCGGCAGGCTTCATCGATTTCAAGGCAATGCGTTTCGAAACCAATCTGATCGTCACGCTAGCGAACGCTGCCGACGACATCCTGGTGCTCTGGCGCCCGATCTGATGCCACGCGCGCAGGTCGGTTTCCTCGACCATAGGGCCGGCCAGATCCGCATGGGGTCGGACGACCCGAACGGCTGGCTCGCGGGCGGGCAGACCCTCATCGATTGGGTGGCGCGCATGAAGACAGCAGGGCTCAACATCGTCGTCCCGCAGATGCGCACAGGCTCGCAAACCCACTGGGATAACGACGCAGGCTGGCCCTGGTCCGGCAATACGCAGTTCCAAAACCTGCTCGACGAGTGCGAGGCTCAGGGCATCGAGGTCCACGGCTGGCTGCGGGTGTCTTCGCGGGCCAACGATATTCTGCCTGAGTTCGCGCCGGGACCGGCTACGCCAGCGGGATTCTTCGACGTCAGCCTGCCGGCCTTTCAGGACTCCATCGTCGAACTCGCCATCGACCTGATCGACAAGTATCCGAAGATGAAGGGCCTGGCTTGGGACTTTATCCGGGCCGGCAACGTGCCGAACAACTCGGCGGCCAACATCGCCGCCTATTCCGAATTTAGCGGAGGCCGCGACCTGACGGCGGATCGCGCCACGCCCTACGTTACCCCTGCCGGGCAGTGGATGAGAAAATTCAGCCGCTCCGCGCTGACCAGCATCATCGCGCGCGTCCATAGCTACGCGCGGGCGCAGAACCCCGAGTTCCGCTTCTCGGCGTTTACGCATCCGGGGCTCGATACGGATTTTTTCAATTTCAACTATCGCGGCGGGCGCGATGCGGTGTTTTGGGTCGAGCAGGGTCTGATCGACTATTGCTGGATGATGCTCTACGGCTGGAATGCAAGAATCGCGCACTACGTCGCGACGGTGCAGCGCGAATTGCGCGACCGTCCCGACCTCTGGAAACGATTTGTCGTCCACGCCAATACCTACACCGACGACGGCAGCGTCACGGCCCTTGAGCCCGGGCAAGTTGTCAGACGATGGGACCGTGCGAAGATCGCCAACCTGGACGGCCATTCGAGCATCTATCACCTGAACAAGCTGAGCGACGAGGCGGCAGCAGCCTTGGGCGCCGGGCCGAATGCCATCTGGACGACCCCTGACTGGAGGATCGCGGCATGATGCGCAGGCTGGTTTCAGACGCCGCGCCTTATTCCCCAGGATCTCCCAAGATCGCCGTGGGGATGCAGCAAGTCTCTGAACTGGACAATGTTTCGGGCACCGGCACCATCGAGCAGATCATGGACGGCCCCGCTACGGACTACCCCTTGGAAATGGCAGGCTATCCTAACGCCATCCGCTTCACGACGACAGACGGCGCGCTTTTTCGTAAACGCAACATCCTCACGACCGCGATAACGCCCTGGCACGGTTGCCTGACGCACTGGCTGCGGATACCGCCCGGTCAAGACTATAGCGAGGTCGACCGCAATCAAATCTTTGCCTGGCAGGACCCGGAGTTCGGCAGCGGCAACTACAGCTTTAGCATCCCGACTGACGCCAATTGGTTCGGCGCTTTTGGCAGCCGTTGGATCCCCTACACCTTCTCGATCGCTGCGGCGGCAGAGAGCGGTGCCCCAAACTATCCGCCTGACGCCCCCTTGGGGGCGTTCTATACCGGACTCAACAGCGTTGGGAGCAACATCCCGAACACCAGGCTCGATATCGGCCCGATTTTCGCGAACGTGCGGCAGCGCTGCAAGGTGATGATCACCTTCGAAGGCTGCGACGACAGCATTTACCTCGACGCCTTCCCGAAGATGGAGGCGCAGGGCTTCGTCGGCACGGTTTATGTGATCGATAGCGAAATCGGCGGCGCCGGCAAGATGACCCTGCCGCAAATCGAAGAATTGAGCGCGGCGGGCTGGAGCATCGGCATGTCCCTGGCGTTGGAGCAAAGCAATTACAGCGATTCCGAGTTGGCAACGGAAGTTGCTCGCATTCGCAGTTACGCGACAGGTCAGGGTTGGAACCGGAAACACATAAGCTGGCATGGCAATCCGTACCGGGCGGCCGCCGTAGATTTGGTGTTGAACGACGACTCCTTGAAGACGGCGCGGTTAAAGGAAGTGAATGCCGGGGCCTGGGATCCAATTACCAATCTGAACCTTCCCTTCCTGCCGGCGGACGACATGGACGAAACGGCGGCCGGGTTGCTGGGCGATATCGACGCCGGCATAGAGCAGGGGTTCTGCCGTGTCCTCTGGGGCTTCGGGACTTCTGCGGGCGGCGGGTCCGACTTCATGGCCGAAGCCGAATTCACCTCGCTGCTGGCCTCCCTCAAGTCCCGTCAGCGACAAGGTCTCTGCGACGTGCTGTCCATGGAGGGATACGAACGCGCCTCCCTGGGTCTGAGAGCCGCCGCATAACCACTATGCCAGCCAGCAAGGCGCCGCCGGCACGCCTCCTCAAACCGGATAAGATCAGGCAGTTCGCCGCCGAGTACATCGCCAACGGCTTCAATGGCGCCAAGGCAGCCGCCGACATCGGCGCGGCAAAGAAGAGCGCGAAACACACCGCCTTTTGGATGCTGCAACGCGAGGACGTTCAAAAGGCCGTTGCGGAAGAAAACGCCCGAGCGTTGGCGGAAAGACGCACGACGGCCGACGACGTTCTGGAGCACTCGGCGCTCCTCGCCTTCTCCGACATCCGCAGGCTTTTCGACGAGCAGGGCAACCTGCTGCCGGTTCACGATCTGCCTGACGAGATCGCCGCGGCGGTCGCTTCGATCGAGGTCGTTGAAGGCAAGGACGGCGTACAGACCCACAAGATCAAGCTCCTGGACAAGAATCCCTCGCTCGACCGGCTGGCCAAGCACTTCAAACTCTTCGAAGAGCGCCCCCAGAACAACACCTTCAATGTCGTCAATATCGGCGACAAGGAAGTCGCTCGGCGCATCGCCTTTCTGCTCCAAGCCGCCGTCCAAAACGCCACGCCCCCGCAATCCTCCTAGCGGGCACAAGCCTCAGTTACCGATTGCCGCACCCAGCGGTCCCTTGCTCTGCCTCACGCGGGAGGGTCGACCATGCCGAAACGTCAGATCCTCAAGGAGATCCACGGGCAGGACCTCGGCCTGGACCGCCACGGGCACCTCATCTGCAAAGGACTGGGGTTCAATACGCCAGACTGGGACGAGAACACCGACCTGCCCGTGCCCGACGATAGCGAACTGGAGGATGGCGAAACCCCATCCGGCGACCGGCTGGGCAAGGCAAAGATCAGCATCACACTGGCCTCGGAGGATCAAAGCGACACGGACTCGAAGGAGGAGATCCGCGAGCTGCTCCTGACGGAGTTCGCTTCGGTCCTAGGCGTCAGCGAAAACCTCACGCTGATTACGGATCTGGACCGCCGCCTCGGGCTGCTCGAGAACGCGACCGGGAACCCCCCGCCGTCCGATCCGCCGGATACCGGCGACCCCGGCGTCACTCCGCCGGACCCCTACGCGCTGAACCTCGTCACCTTCGACGGCGTCAACGATTTCCTCGACAAGGCCGCAGACTGGAATTTCGGCAGCGACGGAAAGCTCGTCACCGGGTCGGTCTGGTTCAAGCACGCCGAAGCGGGCGTCGCGCATTCCATCGTCGATACCGCGAACAACCGCTTCCAGATCAAGATCAACGCCAACGACAAGCTGCAGATCGTCGGCAAGAACGCGGCCGGGATCACAATCCTGGACGTCGAGTCCTCGGCGCTGAACACGGCCACCGGGCTGCACCAGGCGGCCTGGTCCTTCGACATGGCCGGCGGCGCGGCGAGACGGCACCTCTACATCGACGGCGCCGAAGACCTCGCTACCGTTACCACCTTCACCGACGACGCGATCGATTTCACCGACGCGCCGCACTACATCGCCTCCGATGGCGGCTCGCTTTCAAGCGGCGTCGGCGCGGCCACCTTCGACGGGTCCAACGACTACGCCCTGCGCGGGGGCAACCTGACAGGCTGCGCCTCGGCCAAAACCTTCACGGCCTCGATCTGGTTCCGACGCTCCGCGACCGGCTCGACGCAGCGCATCCTGCGGTCCGACAATCTCGTCACCTTCTCGATGGGCATCGAGACGACCAACAAGATGCTCATTCAGGCTCGCAATGCGGCCGGGACCACGATCCTTTCCGCCGAGACGGCCGCGGTCTTCACCAACACGACGGATTGGCAGCACGTCGTCATTTCGATCGATCTGACGGACGACACCAAGCGCGCGGTCTACGTCAACGGCGTCCTGGATGCGACGACCTGGGGTCAGTACGTCAACGACACCATCGACTTCTCGAACATCACGGAATGGGGCGTCGGGGCGACTCCGGGCGCGGCCCAGCTTTGGAACGGCTCGCTCGCGGACCTGCTCTTCAAGGACGGGACTTACGTCGACCTGTCCCAGGCCGCCAACCGCCAGAAGATCTACAACGCCGGGTATGTGAGCCCCGGCGCCGACGGCTCGACCTTCCTCGGCGTGGCGGCCCGGCTCTACATTACCGGCGCGGCTTCGGTCTGGAATGCCGGGACCAACGGCGGCACGGGTGGCAACGTCACCATGACGGGCGCCACGGTCGACGCCTCGACGACACCGGGGGCCGGCGCCTCGGCGGCGCTCTATCGCGGCGAGTTGGACCAGCTTTTGATCAAGACGGCCGCCTACCTGGACCTCTCGGATATCGCCAACCTCGTCAAGTTCTACAACTCCGGGGCGGTGCAGATGGGGACCAACGGCGCGGATCCCTTCAGCGGTTCGCCGCCTGACGTCTTCATTCAGGGCCCGAAAGCGGAGTGGAACCAGGGCAACAACCGCGGCACGGGCGGCGCCTACATTCAGCAAGGCTCCGTCGTCAATGTCGGGGAGTCGGAAGACCCCGGCTCAAGCGGAAAGCTGACGCGCGCGCAGATGCAGGGCGTTTGGCCCTATGCGAACGCCAATGTGGACGGGCTTTCCCCGACGGCCCTGGACCAGCAGTTCCGCGACACCGTGGCCGCCGAGCAGGCCAAAGATCCCACAATCATCAAGGGGATCGTCTTCCCGCTGACGTGGTATCTCTACGAGACGGCGGACAACGTCTTCAACGATCAGATGATCACCGATCTGGTCGCGGACGCTAAGTCCAATTTCGGCGACGATATCAAGATCGGCCTGCACGTCCGCTGGCGCAGCTTCAAGCCGCAGGGTGCGGAAAATCCCAACACGGCGGGACCGCCCGGCTACATCGTCTCGGATCACGTAACCTACGGCGGAAGTTCCGGGGCCGGCGGGCTTTATTTCTACGACTTGAACTTCAACGGGTCGCCGGGCGGCAAGTACTACATCACGCGCATGCACGACGCGGCGGTGATGACGAAGTACATCCGCATGCTGAACCACCTGATCGCCACCTATAACGACCATCCCAATATCAAGATCATCATGGCGCAGGAGTCCTCGCTGACCCAGGCGCCCACGAACGACCCCACCTACGATTTTGCTGACTTCAACACGCAAGCCAAGCGCCTGATGGATGAGACCGTCGGCAACGCAACCTCATTGCACCTGGGCTTTTGGACCAATTTCGTGGCGGGCGATCAAAACGGTATTCGCGAGATCTACGACCACGCCCACCAGGTGGGTTTCGCGACGGGCACGCCGGACCTGCAGGGCGGGCAGCAGGAATTCGGCTATTACGACATCCTCGACGACGGCAAGGGCCCGAACGACTGCTCCCTGCAGTGGCAAAGCTACGTGCTGCAGAACAACGGGCAGATGACCTTCGCGCAGTGCATGAACACGGGCATCAACCGCCTCAAGATGCGGCTTTTCATGCCGCAGGACAGAGGCCCCGACGGCGCGGCGGATTTTATCGAACTGATGGACACGATCCGCGGCAATCCGACTTACGTTAACTGGGCGCGCGGAGACGTCATTCCGTAAGCCCAGCTTCCTACTCCGGGCCAAGCAATCCTCAGGCCCCAACACGAAGGGCGCTCCGCCCCAGCAACCAGCAACAGCAAAACCAGGAGAATTCGCTATGTCAGTCGTCACCTCATTGCACGGCCGCCGTTGCGGCATCGGAGAAAAGAACGAACTGCAGTCGAACGGGATCGAGATCAGCCGCCCCTGCGTCGACGCTTCGATCACGGTGGGCGCGGAAGTCACCAACGTCCGCGCCATTACGATCCAGCTCACGGATTCCAACGGCGACGACATCGACTACGTGGAAACGGTCGAGATCATCGTCTTTGCCAATGCCGCGAAGACCGCCTTCGCGACCACGGGCGGCTCCACCGGCATCGAGATAGGCACGGACGGCGCGCTGCTGGCGCTCGTCGCCAAAAAGCTGTTCCTCGTCACCTCGGAAGTCGACGGCGATATTGACCTGACCTGGACGGATACCGGAACGGAAAGCGTCGCCCTGGGTGTGCGCCTGCCGAACGGGCGGATCGTCATGACTGCGGCCTTCGCGAACGCCGCCTAAGTCTTGAGCCTGCTTCAAGAGTTGATCGAACAGGTCGGTCAGCTTGCGCCCGAACAGCGACAGGTCCTCGCCAAGGAGGCGCTGGAAGCGACGGAAGGCCTGCCCTGGGTGCCGAACCCGGGGCCGCAGACGGAAGCCTACTACTGCCAGGCGGACGAACTCTTCTACGGCGGTCAGGCCGGCGGCGGGAAATCGGACCTGCTGGCCGGCCTGTCGCTCACCCAGCATCAGCGCAGCCTCCTCTTGCGGCGCACGAACCCGGAAGCCGCAGCGCTGGTCGACCGCTTCGAAGAGATCATGGGCAGTCGTGTGGGATGGAACAGCCAGAAGAACACCTGGCGCCTGCCCGGCGGAAAAATCGTCGACATCGGCGGCTGCCAGTTCGAAGACGACAAACAGAAGTACAAGGGCAAGCCGCACGATCTGATCGGCTTCGATGAGGTCAGCGACTTCACGAAGACGCAGTATCTCTTCATCACGATCTGGAACCGCTCGGCCGATCCCGAACAGCGCTGCCGCGTGGTGGCGGCCGGCAATCCGCCGACGAAGCCCGAAGGCCTCTGGGTGCTGGAATACTGGGGGCCGTGGCTGCATCCCAACCACCCGAACCCGGCCAAGCCCGGCGATCTGCGCTGGTTCCTGACAGACGACGACGGCGTTTCGACCGAAGTCGACGGGCCGGGACCGCACCCGCTGAAGGGCGAGCCGGTCCGGGCGCGTTCGCGGACCTTCATCCGGGCGAAACTGTCGGACAACCCGGATCTGGCCGCGACCAACTACGATTCCGTGCTGGCGGCCCTGCCGGAGGAACTGCGCGACGCCTATCGCGAGGGCAAATTCGACGTCGGCCTGAAAGACGATGCGTTCCAGCTTATCCCGACGCGCTGGGTCCAAGAGGCACAGCAACGCTGGCGCGCCTCACCGCCGCAAGGTGTGCCGATGTGCGCGATGGGTGTCGACGTTGCCGGTGGAGGCGAAGACAACAACGTTCTGGCGCCGCGCTATGACGGCTGGTTCGCCCCATTGGTCGTGGTACCCGGACACAAGACGCCGCTGGGCACCGAAATCGCGGGATTGGTCGTCACGCACAGACGCGACAACTGCAAGATTGTGATTGACATGGGTGGCGGCTACGGCGGCGTCCCCTACACCACGCTCCGGGATAACGGTATCGAGCCGATTTCCCATAAGGGCGCGGAAGGTTCGACCGCGCGCACACGCGAAGGAAAGCTCGGCTTTTACAACAAGCGGTCCGAGGTCTGGTACCGCTTTCGCGAAGCCCTCGACCCCTCTCAGGACGGCGGCTCCCCGATTGCCCTTCCCGACGATCCGGGGTTGGTCGCGGACCTGACTGCCCCGCATTTCGAAGTCGGTTCCCGGGGAATCAAGGTCGAGTCGAAGGAAAAGCTGATCGCGGATCTGGGACGCTCGCCGGACAAGGGCGATGCCGTGGTGATGGCTTGGTCCGAGGGCGAGCGGGCCATCACCGAAGGTATGGCATGGCGGGATCACGGCGCCCGGAACATCGGCGCGCCGCAGGTGGTCCTCAGCCACCAATCCAAGCGCCGGCATCTACGGCGCGGGAGGTAGTTCATGGGCAAAGCGACGGAAGCCGTCGGAAAGGTAGTTAGCACCGTGCTCGGCGTGCCGGATGCACCTAAGCCTCCGAAGAAAGTGGCGCCCCCAGCGCCCATGCCGGACGAAGACGACGAGGCCATCCGCAAGCGCCGCAACCAGTCCATCGCCGAGCAGAGTCGCCGTTCGGGCCGCGTCTCGACCGTGCTGTCGGACGACGACCAGAAGCTCGGTGGCTGATGGGTCAGGCCAAGGATCTCATAGAGGCAGGAGACAAGCTCTTTGGCGAACGCCAGACGCTCATGTCCTTCTTTCAGGAGGTGGCGGACAACTTCTACGTGGAGCGCGCGGATTTCACCGTCTCGCGGAACCTGGGCGCGGAATTCGCGGATCACCTGACGACATCCTTTCCGATCATCGCGCGCCGCGACCTCGGCAACGCCTTCTCCGGCATGTTGCGGCCGCGCGAGACGGAGTGGTTTTTCATGGGCCTCTTCCGAGAGGACCGGGAAGACAACGCGGCCAAGCGCTGGCTGGAAGCCAAGACGAAAGTCCAGCGACGGGCCATGTACGAGCGGAAAGCCAACTTCACGCGCGCGACCAAGGAAGCGGACCACGATTACGCCACCTTCGGGCAGGCCTGTATCTCGACGGAGTTGAACCGCGCCGGGACATCCCTGCTCTACCGCGATTGGCACTTGCGCGATGTGGCCTGGCGCGAGAACGCGGAGTCCATTTATGACGAGATCCACCGCCGCTGGAAGCCGACGGCGCTCGATCTGGCCCGCGACTTCGGCAAGGCGCGGTTGCATGAGAAAGTCGTGGAGGCTCTCGAACAAGACGCCTATCAGCGCTTCAACGTGCGGCACATCGTCATGCCCTCGGATGCCTACGACTTGGTGGAAGGTGCCAGGCGCCGGAACACGGATTTCGTCTCGATCTACGTCGACGTCGACAATCAGCACATCATCGAGGAGAGCGGCGCGACCAACCGGATCTACACTATTCCCCGCTGGCAGACGGTCTCGGGTTCCCAGTACGCCTATTCGCCGGCTGTCGTCGCCGCCCTGCCCGACGCGCGGCTGATCCAGGCGATGACGCTTTCCTTGTTGGATGCGGGCGAGAAGTCGACCACGCCGCCTATGGTGGCCACCAAGAACGTCGTGCGCAGCGACATTCAGCTTTTCTCCGGCGGCATCACCTGGGTCGACCAGGAGTACGACGAGAAGTTGGGCGAGGCTCTGCGGCCGATCAACCAGGATTTCACGGGCGCAGCGCTCGGCCTGGAGTTGGCGCGCGAGACCCGCGAGATGATCGCGGAAGCTTTCTTTCTCAACAAGCTGAACCTGCCGCCACCCGAAAAGGATATGACCGCCTTCGAGGTCGGGCAGCGCATTCAGGAGTTCATCCGAAACGCTCTGCCGCTCTTCGAGCCGATGGAGCTCGATTACAACGCGGACCTTTGCGAGAACACGTTCGATACCCTGTTCCACGGCGGCGCTTTTGGGCCGGAAGCCGAAATGCCGCCTGTGATTCGTGAAGCAATCAGGACCAAGACCCTCCAGTTCCGCTTCGAGTCACCCCTACACCAAGCCATCGAGCGCCAGAAAGGCCAGCACTTCCTGGAGGCCAAGCAGATGTTGCGCGAAGCAGCGGAGCTTTCGCCGGCCTCTGCGACCATCCTTGACGCGCGCACGGCGCTCAGAGAGGCGCTGGAAGGTATCGGCACCCCTGCCAATTGGATGCGCAGCAAGGACGCTGTTGACGAAATTCTCGCCGAAGAAGCACAGCGACAGCAGGGGCAGGAGGCGCTCGCGCAACTTCAGCAGGCGGCCGAAGTCGGCAAGGCGGCCGGAGAAGCGCAACAGGCCCTCGCGCCGCAGCAAGCCGCGTGATCCATGCTCGGCCGCAAGAAGCAAACCATACCGGTCCAGGAGCCTCTGAAGAAAAAGAAGGTGAATCCCTGGGAGCCCCCGAATTGGGACCCGGCGGACGCCTATGCCATCCAAGCCTGCATCGAAGGCAAGGCGGATCCGCACCAACAAACCCGCGCGATGCAATTCATCGTCGACGATCTCTGCGCGACCTACGACCTGAGCTTCCGGCCCGACACCAAGGACGCACCCGGCGATCGCGCGACTGATTTTGCAGAAGGCAAGCGTTGGGTCGGACTGCAACTCGTCAAACTTTGCAAACTGAACTTAGCAGAACTGGGGAAAAACCATGGCGGACGACGCGACAGCGACCCAAGGAACGGCTGACGACGCTACCAAGACCGGCGATGATCAGACGACACAGACTCAGAGCCAGACGGCCACCAACACCGGTCAGAAGGGCGACGATCAGGCGGCTCAAAAGCCCCAAGGTGACGACAAGGGTGCCGCAAGCAAGGACGGCAAAGAGGGCGCCACGCCACCGGGTTCCATGTCGGATGAAGCCCGAACCGCACTGAGCGACGACGGCGATGACGACAAGGGTAAGGCGAAGGCGCCGGCCGACTGGCCCGACGACTGGCGGGACAAAATGGCCGGCGACGACAAGAAGCTGCGCAAGCGCCTCGACCGCTTCAGCGATCCTTCCAAGATTCTGCAATTTGCCCTGTCAGCCGAACAAAAGGTCTCCAAGGCAGAGAAGCAAGAGTTCCCGGAAAAGGGCACGGATGAAGAAAAGGCAGCCTGGCGGGAAGCGAATGGCGTGCCGGCGGATGCGAAGGGCTACCTGGAAGAGTTGCCGGACGGCCTGGTGATTGGCGACGACGACAAGGAACGCGTCGAGAGCTTCACGGCCTTTGCTCATGAGATCAATGCGCCCAAACAGTTCGTGCAGCAAGCGATCGCCTGGCGTTACCGGGACCTCGAAGAGCAGGCCGCCGCGCAAAAAGAGAAGGACGCGGAATACCAGGAAGAGACCGAAGACGCGCTGCGACCGAAGTACGGCGACGACTATCGCCGCAACATGACCGACCTAAAGGCGTGGCTGCAGACAATGCCGGAAGAGCAAGCGACGGCGATTCAGTCAGCCCGGCTGCCGGACAGGCGTCCGCTCTTCAGCGATCCCGTCATTGTCGAGTGGTGGGTCGACCAGATGCGCCAGGTCAATCCGTTGATCCGTACTGTCTCCGGCAAGGGCGACCCCGCCGTGCAGATCGCAGACGAACTGAGCCAATTGGAAGCGATGATGGGCGACAAGACCTCAGAGTACTGGAAGGGCCCGAAGGCAGAGGCCAACCAAGCCCGTTATCGCGAACTGATCGAAGCGAAGCAGCGCCTAGACGCGCAAGCCGCTTAACTTTCTTGGCGGTCAACCCGGCAACGGCGCCGCCTTTTCCACCGGGCAATCGCCCATTTCCTGCAAGCAAGGCACCGGCGACTTCACCTCGCGGCCCGTGAGACGCATGCGCTCCCGGCAACCCGCAAGCAGGCGTCCCGCGTCGGACAACCCAGAGCGCGCAGCCCCCTCAACCTCATGAGAGGAGATTGAGATGGCGGAAAGCGCCTTTCAAGTTCAATACCGTAAGGAGTACATCCACGGTTTTGAGCAGCGCCAGTCCCTGGTGCGCGATTCCGTAACCACGGAAGCCGTGATCAAGGGCAACCAGGCCGTTTTCCTGGTCGCAGACAGCGGTGGCGCTGAAGCGAAGACCCGCGGGCTCAACGGTTTGATCCCGGCCCGCGCGGACAACAACCAGCAATTCACTGCAACTTTGCAGGAATGGCACGATCTGGCCCGCAAGACCGGCTTTAACGTCTTTGCGAGCCAGGGCAACCAACGCCAGATCATGCAGGCGACGACCATGGGTGTCGTCAACCGCAAGATCGACCAGGACATCATCACCGAGCTGAACACCGGAACGGTCAATACCGGTGCGGCGACTACGGCGTCGCTGTCCATGGCGTTGCACGCTAAAACCATTCTCGGCGTCAACAAGGTGCCGTGGGATGGCAACGTGACCGCGCTGATCACCCCTGCGTTCGAAGCCTACCTGCTTCAGACGAAAGAGTTCAGTTCCGCCGAATACGTGGACGGCAAGCCCATCAAGGGCACGCCGGAAGCGTGGTCCGACATGCCCAAGATCATCATCTGGCTGAACGTCCGTTGGATCGTTCACCCGGAGTTGCCGGGCGTCGGAACGGCCGCCGAGAAGTGTTTCATGTATCACCGAAACGCGATCGGCCATGCGGTCAACAAGGACTCGGTTGACACGAACGTCGGTTACGACGGCGAGCAGGATTACTCCTGGTCGCGTGTCACTCAGTTCATGGGCTCAAAACTGCTGCAGAACTCCGGCCTTGTGGTGATGAACCACGATGGCTCGGCGTTTGCGGCGGCCTGATAGGGAGGAGCGAACATGGCCTATTCTACTTCGAATCCTCCGGTCCTGGTTGGGCAGCCCATTGCCGGGCCGCGCTGCTGGGAGTACCGCTCGACGGATGCCGCGACAGCGGTGGACGCCGACGGGTACATCACCAATGCCAAGGACCTCGGCATGCAGGTCGGCGATTACATCCGGGTCGTCGATACAGACGCCTCGCCTGTAACGGCTACGGCGCATGTCGTGTCGGCAATCAACGCCAACGGCTCGGCGGATCTCTCCGACGGCGTCGCTCTTGGCTCAACCGATACGGACTGATCCGACCTCGGTCCGTTTTCCGGGCGGCCCCTTCGCGGGGCCGCCCTTCTTACGATGAGAGGAAAAGCGATGGCAAAAGCGGCAAAGCCCAAGGCTCACTTCGCCCAACCCGGGCGCCTGGAACTCGCCGAATACGTCCGCGTGGAGTGGGACTATCTGGTGCCGGAAGGCGACGAGTACGAGATGCTCTTGGAGCCGTCCTACTGGGCGCATATGGCCAGCAAGGGCGTTAAACCCTGGAACCGCATAGAGGTGCGTGACGAGCAGGGGCGGTTCTATGCCGAGTTGCTGGTCACGAGCGTCGGGCGCAACTTCATTCAGGTGTCAGAGCTTTGGAAGAAGGACATCGAGAATGTGGTGCCGGTCGAGTCTCTCGAGCCGGCCCAATACGAAATCAAGCATCTGGCCTTCGGCAAGTATCGAATACTACGACGTAGCGACGGGTCGGTCCTAAAGGACAACCTCGACGGCAAGGAAGCCGCCCAAGCCTATCTGCGCGATCACCTGAAGGCGCTGGCGGCCTAGATGACCATAGACCGACAGGCTATCTACACCGAAGCCCTGCGGCGGGCCGGTTCCCGCAAGGTGACGCTCACCGAAGAGCGGGAGCCGCGCCGCCTGCTGGACGACGTGTGGGACAGCGGCGGCGTCAAGCGGTGTCTGGAAGAAGGTCTTTGGCAGTTCGCCTTGCGCACGCGCCAACTGACCTTCGATCCGTCGGTGACGCCAGACTTCGGGCATCAGAGGGCCTTTCAGAAGCCTGACGATTTCGTTAAGACAGCCGGCATCTGGATCGATGAGTTTCTGCGCTCGCCTCTCGTCGACTACGAGGAAGAGGGCGGGTTCTGGTTCACGTCCATTGAGACGATTTACGTCAAGTACGTCTCCGACGATGCCGCCTATGGTTTCGACTTTTCCAAATGGCCGCAATCGTTCTTCGAATACGTGGGCGGCTATTTCGCGTTGCAGATCCACCCCAAAATCAAGAACAGCACGGCGAAATACGAGGAACTGCAAAAGGACGTGCGGGCGCTTAAGAACGACGCGCTCTCGAAGGACGCGATGGAGCAACCGGCACAGTTTCCCCCAACTGGAAGCTGGGGCCTAGCGCGACTGGGCAGAAGGGCGTTCACGCGTCGCGACGGCGGCTCACGGCATCGCCTGATCGGGTAAAATGCCCAAAACCCGCCCCGTTCTACTCGCCTTTAACCGCGGGCGGATTTCAAGGCTCGCGCTCTCGCGGGTCGATATCAACCGGGTGGCCTTGTCCTCGGAAATCCAAACCAATTGGATGCCGCGCACGCTCGGTTCGATGATGTTGCGCCCTGGGCTCGGCTGGGTTCTGCAAAGCCTCAACGACAAGAAGGCCAAGCATATCCCCTTCGTGAAGCGAACCAGCATCACGGCGGTAATGGAAATAAGCGCCGCCGCGCTGCGGCCGATCGTCGATGAGGCACCGGTCACGCGCGGTGCGGTCGGGTCTTCGCTCAGCAATGAAGATTTCGATACGGACCTCGCAAGCTGGAGCGATACGGACGAGGGAGCGGCGGCCTCCTCATGGAAGACGGGCGGTTATCTCTCGCTGGTCGGAACCGGTTCCGATGCCGCACAGCGCCAGCAAACCGTCACCGTGGCTGTCGCTGACCGCGACAAAGAGCATGCCTTGCGGATCGAGATTGCCCGCGGGCCGATCGAGCTTAGCGTGACGCCTTCGGGCGGCGGTTCCGACCTGATCGCGACCACTGAACTCAAGACGGGCGTGCATTCGCTCGCCTTCACGCCGTCAGGCAGTTTCGACGTCTTGCTGTCGAACCGGAACGAGCGCGAGGCGTTGGTTGACCATGCGTCGATCGAGCTTGCGGGCGAAGTCATTCTGCCGGCGCCCTGGCCGGAAGACGACCTGAGCTTGCTGCGTTGGGACCAGTCCGAGGACGTCATCTTTGTCGCCTGTCAAGGGCACCGGCCGCGCCGTATCGAGCGCAGGGCCTTGGGCCGCTCCTGGTCCTTGGTGGAGTACGTGCCGGAAGACGGGCCTTATCGCCTGCAGAACACGTCGAAGACAACGCTCACACCGGGCGCGCTGTCCGGCGATGTCACCCTGGTTGCTTCCAAACCGGTATTCCGGGCCGATCATGTGGGCGCGCTCTTCCGGGTCGACTCCGTCGGTCAGAAGGTCGAGGCCGACGTGACGGCCGACGATCAGTGGTCCGATCCGATCCGGGTGACGGGTGTCGGAACCACGCGCGACGTGACGGTCACGCGCGCAGGCACCTGGGCCGGCACAGTTCGCCTGCAGCGGTCTTTGGCGGAACCCGGCAACTGGGCCAACGTGCAGGACTATACCGGCAACGCAACTGAAACCTACAACGACGGCTTGGACAACGAGATCGCCTTCTACCGCATCGGCATGGGCAGCGGCGACCACACCTCCGGCACGGCAGAACTCAGCCTTCTCTATTCCTCCGGCTCGATCACAGGCGTCGGCCTGGTGACAGCCGTCGCCGACGAACTCAATGCCTCGGTCTCGGTCCTGAAGAACTTCGGCAACACCGACCCCTCGACGGTCTGGTTCGAGGGCGCTTGGTCGGAACGGCGCGGCTACCCGACAACGGGTGCCATTTACGAGGGGCGCCTCTGGTGGCTGGGCCTGAGCAAATGGTGGGGATCGGTCTCCGATGCCTTCGAGAGCTTCGATCCCGATGTGGAAGGCGACAGCGGACCGATAGACCGCTCGATCGGGTCCGGCCCTTCCGATGTCGTCAATTGGGTTCTGCCGCTGCTTCAGCTTGTCGCGGGGACGGAAGGCGCGGAACAGGTCGCGCGCTCCAACTCTTTCCAGGAACCGCTTTCGCCCTCGAACTTCAACATTAAACCTGCGTCGCGACAGGGCTCGGCGAACGTCCTGGCGGTGCCGGTCGACAACCATGGGATTTTCGTGCAGCGCGGCGGCACCCGAGTCTACGAACTGCAGTACAACGTCGACAGCTTTTCCTACGGCAGCGCGGATCGAACTCAACTGGTCCCGGAGATTGGAGAGCCCGGAATTGTAACCATGGCGGTGCAACGCCAGCCCGATACGCGCATTCACTGTGTACGCTCGGACGGCACGGTCGCGGTCCTGATCTTCGACCCAACCGAGAACGTGATTTGCTGGGTCGACGTCGAGACGGACGGGGAAGTCGAGGACGTCGTGGTCCTGCCGGGCACGATCGAGGATCAAGTCTATTATCAGGTTAGACGCACGGTCGACGCTCAGAGCGTGCGATTCCTGGAGCGATGGGCGCGCGAAGACGAATGCAGAGGGGCGGATATCTGCAAGCTGGCGGACTCTCACATCGTCTATGACGGGGCCGCGACGACAGAGATCCCGGTCCCACACCTGGAAGGCAAGACGGTCGTGATCTGGGCGGACGGCAAGGATAAAGGCACGCAGGTCGTCACCTCCGGGAAGATCACGCTCAGCGAAGCGGCTTCCAAAGTCGTCGTCGGCCTCGCCTATAGCGCGCCTTTCAAGTCGACAAAACTCGCCTATGCGGCCGGCGGCGGCACGGCGCTCAATCAGCCCAAGACGATCTCGGAGTTGGGACTAGTTCTCGCGGACACACACGCGCAAGGCCTCAAATTCGGACCCGACTTCGGAAACCTGGACCCCATGCCGATTTTCGAGGACGGCGCTGAAGTCGATCCCGACCACATCTGGGAAGCCTATGACGAATACATGATCGAGTTCCCGGGCGATTGGGACACGGACTCCCGGATTTGTCTTCAGGCAGCGGCCCCTCGGCCCGTGACGGTGCTCTCCGTAGGCTTCGAGATCGAGACGCATGGTTGAGCCTGAAATCCGACCGGCTACCAGCGAGGCTCTCAGAGCCTTCTGGGGGCATTCCAGCCCGCAGAGCGTGAAAGCGATCATGGCGTTCCTTGATGGCAAGCCGGTGGGGGTTCTGGGCGTGTCCTATGATGGCGGGCAACTGCTCGCGTTTTCGGAAATCCGGGACGAGCTCCGCCCCTACAAGTGGTTCATCTACAAAACCGCCTGGCGATTCCTGCAAGACGTCAAACGTAAGGGCTGGCCGATACAGGCAGTGGCGAACAAGCGCGAGCGCAATTCTGCCCGCCTGCTTAAGCAGCTCGGCTTTGTCTATCTCGATACGACCGTTGATGGCGAGGTGTACGAATGTCCGATCCAGTGACAGCTACACTCGTCGCCGGAACGGTCCTGAGCGCGGGTGGCGGGCTTGCATCCGGTGATGCTGCGCGACGCGCCGGCGAGTCGCAAGATGCCGCCGCGAAATTCGAAGAAAAACAGATGCTTCAGCAGGCGGGTCAGGAACGGGCGGCCTCGCAGCGTGAAAGCGAAAAGGAGCAACGGAAGGGCCGGTTGGCGGCCTCTAGGGCGCTGGCCGTAGCTGCAGCTTCGGGCGGCGGTGCGTCGGACCCCGGCGTCGTTAACACGATCGCCGATATCGAGAGCGAAGCCGAACTCAACGCGCTGGCGGCCATGTTCGAGGGCGAGGAACGCGCGCGAACGCTTGAGACCGGCGCCAGGGTCAGGCGGTTTGAAGGGGCATCGGCAAGGGCGGCAGGTCGATCGAAACAGGCCGCGGCGACCGTTGGTGCCGTCGGCACGGTATTGAGCGACGCGTCTACATTGCTGGAGAAGTTCGGCTAGTGGCGCGCCTGCCTCAGAGCGCCGATCTCGGCCGCCGTGTGCCGCGTCCCGTGCGCGGCACCGTCGGCGTGCGCGGGGGCATTGCCGAGCAAGGGCAGGCGGCTGTTGCAGAGTCCGTTTCTCATTTTGGGCGCAGCGTCTCGGACGTCGGCGAGGCGATACAGCAGCGCCGGGATACCGTCGAGAGCGCCGATGCCAAGAGTCAATATCTGAAGGCGGAGATCGAGACGCGCCGCGACCTCGACGGCGACCCGGATTTCGCCACATATCAGACTCGTTACGAAGAGCGCATGGGCAAGGTCCGCGACCGCCTGGCCGCAGGGCTCTCGAGCAACATCACCCGGAAGAACTTTCAACTCGAAATCGACAATGATATTGCGGCGAAGCTCGAGACTGTCGGCGACATGGCCTTCAAGCGCGAGAAGGACATCGGGCGCGCCGGACTTGAAGATTTGGTATCCAGAAACACCGAACTTATCTCGCTAGCCGAGGACGACGCGACCCGCATAGAACTGCTGGAGTCCACCCGCGACGCCATCGAAGACGCCAAAGAGCGCCGTTACCTGACGGACCTGGAGGCCGCGGAAAAGCGTGCGTCGTTCGGCACGGCGTACCTGACGCAACGCAACGCCGCGATCACCGAACAACTGAACGACCAGATCGAGATCCACCGCAACGCGCTGTTGACCAACCCGCTGCAGTTCGGCGAGCGCAGGCGCGAGCTTGCGGGGCGTATCTCCGCCAGCGGCCTTCCGGCGACAGCGCGCGAGAAACTCTCCGAGGCCGCAGACCAAGGTCTCGCGCTCTCGGCCGTGCAAGGGGCCATCGAGGAAAATCCGCAAAGGGCGCTAGCCAACCTCAAGGCCGGCACATTCGATGCCTTCATCAATCCCGGCAACAAGGCCAGCCTGATGGCCGCCGCGCAACGGAAGATCGACGAGGGCGACCGCGGCACCAAGATCGAGCGCAACCGCGTCAAGGGGCTGATCGAGGACGAGATCGCGAGCCTCACCGCGACGGGCGTCGGCATCGAAGGGCTTCGCAACCGGGCGGCGGCCGTCCTGGAGCCGGAGGAGTTCGACGCCTATCTGACGAGCATCGGGCGGGCGCGCCAAGCGCACGACACTATCGAACTGGTGAAGTTCTCGACGCCCGAGGACGCGGCGGCGCAACTGGAGGAGATCCGGCCCCGGCCCGGCAGCGCTGGGTTCGCGGACCAGCAAAAGATTTTCGAGGCCGTATCGCGGGAGACCGCGCGGCTCTTCAAGCAGCGCGCCGACGACCCTGCGGGCTACGTATCGGCCATGCCCGAAGTCGCGGAAGCGCTCGAGGCGGCCGAGCAGGATCCGTCACTGTTGCCGGAAGCGATTTCTGCGAGCCTTGCGGCTCAGGAAGCGATTGGGCTGGCGGTGTTCGAGCGCCGTATGCTGAGCAATGTTCAAGCCAACGCCATTGTTGGCCAGATTACCGCGCCACAGGAAGGGCAAAGCCAAGCGCAAGCGGTACAGGGGTTGGCCGATCAATACGGAACCTTATGGCCGCGGGTCTACGGCGAATTGGTCGATGCTGGCCTGCCCGGCGGCATTCTGGTGATGGCAGGCATGACACGACCCGGACAAGTCAGAGCGCGCGGTTTGTTGGCCGAGGCGCAAGCCGCCGGAACCAAAGCACTGAAGGAGGCCGTGGGCGACGATGTCGCGGGCGATGTCGAAACAGCGCTGGTCACGGAAATGATCGAATTCAATGCGACGATGGCTCAGGTCCCGGGCGGCGCGACGACCCAAAATCAGTATCGCGACGCTACGATGGACCTTGCGCTCCTCTACAAGCAGCAGGGCGCAACGGCCAGCGAGGCGGCAAAGCGCGCCTATAACGACGTTATCGGCGATCACTACCATTTCGAAGGCACTTACCGGGTGCCTATCGAATTCGACCCAGGTACGGTCCGTGCCTCGACCGAGACTTTTCTGCGCAGCGACTTGCCTAAGCTGGACATTGAAACGCCAGAGTCGCTCGATAGCCGCCTAAACAGCGAACAGGCGAAGGAACAATACGTCCGGGCCATACAGGATAAAGGCTACTGGCTGATCAACCGCGATGAGACAGGGTTGATACTGTTCGACGAGCAGGGGTTTCATGTGTCGCGAACCGTTGAATTCACGGACGCCGGGCGACGGATCTTTCGAGATGAAGAGGGCAACCGTTTTTCCGAGCGTAGCGCAACGCGCGAAGTCGATGATCAATTCGTGAACTTCCCCACTGTCTTTGGGGGCGAGCAAATTTCCGAGGACGATGCGTTCCAGCGCGTACAGGCCGCCGGCTTCCGCGATCCCGAGACCGGCCGCCGGCTCAACTTTTTTGATACGGTAGAGGCGGCGGAAGCTGCGGCCCGCGAGCGCAGCGAAAGCGTCAAGATCGAGCAGCGGCCGGAGCCCATCGAGATCCTCTTCGAAGACATGGGCATCCCTGAAGCCGAGTTGGAATTCCCCGAGGGCGGCGGCGCGTGATTTTCACCGACCCGCTCCGCAGCCGGCCTCAGGGCATCTTTCTGGAGAACTACGAGGCGCCGCTCGCCGACTACCTCGGAACGACGGCCTCGGAGGCCTTCACGAGAAACCCCCTGCCGTCGGTTGGCCGGGCGGGCGAGCAGGCCCGCGAGCGCGGCGAGATCGGCGAAGGCTTCTTCGAGGGCCAGTTCCCGGACCCGACGCGGGAGCCTTCGCGCAAGCTTCACCCCGAGGAGGCCAACAAGCGTTTCGGGCACCTGGGACTCACCTTCAATGAGCCTGTCTTCGAGGGCGAGGCCGGACTCTTGGCTCGTCGCAAGGAGCTTGAGGTCGCCCGGCAATCTGTGTTCCAACGCGCGCCGAGCGGGTTTGGGCCAGGCGCTGCATCCATCGGGATAGAGCTGCTGGTCACCGCAACCGACCCCCTCAACGTTGCCTCAGCTTTCATTCCTGTCGTGCGGGAAGCAAGATTTGCGAGGCTCACAGAGAGGTTTGGCCGGACCACCGCGCGCGTGATCCGTGGCGGCGCCGAAGGCGCGGTTGGCGCCGTGGCCGTCGAGCCGTTCGTGCTCGGGCAGGCAAGACGCGAGCAGGCTGATTACGATCTGACACACAGCCTGCTGAACATTGCGTTCGGGACAGCTCTGGGCGGCGGTTTACACGCGGTTGCAGGCAAGATCGGTGACAGATTGAGGGCGTCGTCACAGCGCGCTCGGGAAGCCTCTCTCAGATCTGCCATTGCCGAGGTCGTCGAAGGCCGAAAGGTCGCGACGCCGGAGCGCGTCCTGCTTCTTGACGACAGTGTGCGCGGCGATCTGTTCGGATCCACAGCCGTTTCACGGGGGGGCTTTGCCGAACGGTTCGCGCCCCAAGACACGCCGTTGCGGCTGCCTGGACAGGAGGAGATCGTTCCTGCGGCCGCGGGCGCTGCGCCAGCGAGCAGCCGCGCAGCTCTCGGCAGGAAGGACGAACCGCTTGTCTTCACGGACCGAAAGAAGGCCGAGAAGTTCGTTCAGAAAGAGAAGCGCAAAAAGGATGGCCGCAAACTGCAATTGGAAGAAGCAGGTGATGAGATCATCCTGCGCGAGAGGACTGAGGCGCAACCCCTGCGACAGCCCGATGGGAGTGTCTTGACGTTCAAGACTGAACGCTCTGCCAAGAAACACATTGAACGCGTGCGTCCCGGCCAAGCCGCGGATCTGGATGTTGTCCCGGTCGGCAAGGCTGGCGAACGGGAATTCGCCATCGTGAGCGATGCAACGAAAGCGGATTTGGCGTCCTTCAGAGCCGCGCCGGAATCCGTGCGGTTTGCCGCGCCGCCCCCGAAGGTCGAAGCTGTCCCAAACGCACGCCAGTTGATCGAACAGGCGGTGAAGGAAGCGGCGGACCCGCGCAGTCTCACGCTACCCGATTTCCGCGGCGCCGATCTGGCCGAAGAAAGGCTGGCGGAAGTGACCCCGGCCGCCAAGCCAGAAGACGCACAGGCCATGCTGGATGAGGAGATGGAGCAGATTTCCGAACTCCAACGCCAACTTGAACTTAGCGACGATGAGGTGATATCCTTGTTCAATGAAGCCGATGAAGGCATTCGAAACGCCGAAGATCTCGGCAAGGCCGCCCGTGCCGCCGCGATCTGCGAATTGAGGACAGCCTGATGCCCGGCGATAACGCGCGCTTTGCCGCCATGATGATTGCCTCGCTGGCGTGCATCGCGCTCGCCGTTCCGAGCGTCATGTGGATAATGGGTGTCATTGCTCCTGTCAGTGCTGAACTTGCGATGATCGGGACGGTCCTGGCGCTTGCTGGAAGTACGGCCCTGTGGCTCTGGCTCGCCCGCAAACTCTCGGCTGCTTTCGGAAACAAGGAAGACGATGCCCACGCCTAAGTGCCTGGCCGAGATCAATCGGGCAGTTGGACGGGAATTGACGGACGATGAGGCGGACGACCTTTTCACCGAGTTGCGCCGCCGCCAGCAGCGCAGGCGCCGCGAACGCGCCAATGAAAGCGCAGAGGAATCGTTTCTCAATGCCGCAGGAGAGATAGCCGACGAGAAGGTTGCGGCCGCAATCATCGCCAAGCGCAACGCGGCCCTCAATCTGCGGCGCAAGCTGGAAGCACTCGACTACGTAAGAACGCAGTTTCCCGACGCTCCGGCACTCGGGCTGGAAGCGCTCATGACAGGCGTCAACCGCAAGCGCACCGGCGCGCGCTTCTCGGCGGATGCCGAGCAAAGGCAGCTTGCTGGGCACTATGCGCAAGGCTTCATCGCTGACGTCGAGAGGTCCGGACTCTGGAACATCTTCGTTTCGGGCGAACTCGATGACGAGATTGCGCGAGCCCTTTGGCAACTCGACCGCAAGGCGCCGAATTTCGAAGGCATTTCCAATAACGCGCAGACCCTCGGCGAGGCCGTGCACAAATGGCAGGAGATCGCACGGCACGACGCCAACAGGTCCGGTGCCTGGATCAAGAAGTTGCCGGGGTACATTGCCCGGCAATCGCACGATACTTTCAAGATCCGCACCGTATCCTTCGAGGAGTGGCGCGATTTCATTGTGGAGAGGTTGGACGAGCGCACGTTCGATAATCTGCTCGGCGACACGACGCCGGAGAAGTTTCTCCGAAGCGTCTATGACGGACTCGCCTCCGGCGTTCACTTCGCCAATCCCGCGGATGGCGCGCCGAATGCCTTCAAGGGCGCGAACAACGTGGCGCGGGATATGAGTGCCGACCGGCTCCTGCATTTCAAGGATGCCAATGCCTGGAGCGCCTACAATAAGCGCTTTGGAGTCGGGTCGTTCCGGGAAGCCGTTCTTTTCGGGCTTGAGCGCACGGCAAAAAACACCGGCCTGATGCGGGTCTGGGGCCCTAACGCGCGTCAGAATTTCGACGATCTCTTTCAATCGCTGCTCAAGGATGCCCGGCGAGCCGCGCCGCAAAGGGCCGCCGATCTGCAAAACGATCTCTCGTGGCTGGAGAACCGCTTCGACGAGATCGACGGCTCCGTCAACATCCCCGGCAACGTCATGTTTTCCAAATGGGCCGCGATCATCCGGGCCATTCAATCCATGGCGAAACTTGGGGGCGCAGTCTTGTCGGCCATCGCCGATATCCCGATCGCGGCCAGCGAACTCCGGTTCCAGGGCGTCGGCTTTCTCGAGTCTCACCTGATTCCCCTTTCTGCAATTGCTAAGGGCCGCGGCACCCGGCAACAGCGAGAAATCCTTGGCATGATCGGCGTCACCATGGATGGGATGCGCGGCGCCGTCCTGCATCGCTTCTCCGGGCACGACGACCTGCCTGGGGCGATGTCAAAATGGATGCGCACCTTCTTCAAATGGAATGGCTTGACCTGGTGGACCGACGCGATGCGGGCCTCCGTCGGCTACGCCATGTCTAGCCGGCTCGCTGCCCGCCGGAATGCCTCTTGGGCAAGTCTGGACGACGACCTTAAGCGTTCCTTGGAAGCCTTCGGCCTGGATAGCGGCAAATGGGATCTGTTGCGGCGAACCGATGTGAAGCGGGCAGAGGGAACCGCCTTCATGGTGCCGGAACAAGCCCGCGAGATCGGCGACGAGGCGGCCAAGGCCTATCTCACAGGCAAGGGATTCAAGGGATCGGGTCCGCAAGTTCGGCGCCTTAAGGAGGAAATTGAGAGCCAACTCCGGTCCTACTTCGTCGATCGCGTCGAGTTTGCCGTCATTCAACCAGACGCGCGTACCCAATCGATTCTTCGACAGGGCACCCGGCCGGGAACCGTGAACGGCGAGCTCATGCGCTTCGTCACGCAATTCAAGTCTTTTCCGACCGCTGTCCTGACCAAGTCCGTTGGCCGCGAGCTTTACGGCCGTGGCGCCGACAGCCTCGGGCAAGCGCTGAGAAGCGGTAACGGTGAAATGCGCGGCTTGGTGAACCTCATCATCGGCACGACGGTTTTCGGTTACTTGGCGGGCGCGGCGAAAGATTTGGCCAAGGGCAGAACCCCGCGGGACCCGAATTCCTTCAAGACGTGGTTCGCCGCCATGGCGCAAGGCGGCGGCGCCGGCATCTATGGAGACTTCCTGTTCGGGGAAGTCCGCAACCGCTTCGGCGGCAGTGTCCTAGACACCTTGGCGGGCCCGACAGCCGGTGCATTTTCGGATATTGTGGATCTCTATGGCCGGGTACGCGACGGAGACGACCCCTCGGCGGCAGCATTGAGCACCTTCATCAACAACGCACCGGGCGCGAATCTCTTCTACACGCGGGCGGCGTTGGATTATCTGGTTCTGTACCAACTGCGCGAAGCCATGAGCCCAGGATATCTGCGGCGCCTTGAAAAGCGTCTCGAGAAAGAGAACGCGCAGACTTTCCTGATCAAGCCAAGCTCGGCCATCCCAACCGGGGGCGGGTCACGGCTCTTCGAGGGGGTGCGTTAACTGGGGTTCCGGGCAACCATTGGGGTGTAGTAGATACCCTTTTCAGGGTCGTGCCTAACCCACCATCTGACCTCGCCTGTGGCATTCTTTTCGTCGATGCATTGTTGCTTGGCGAGCACTAAATCCTGCACGACTGAATTCGTTATGTCGTCTTTATAGTCCTCAAGAAAGACGCAAACGGGCTCCCAACTCCCCGCCTCTGTAAAGATTACAGCCCCAGCGGCGGCTGGCATAGACAGTACAATCAGCGCTACAATGAATCTCATATTCACCTCCTAAAGCCCGTACTAGTGGTATCGACCCTCGACATAGACCGCAGCGCCAACGTGCTGATAAAGACCCACGGCAAAGATGCCCAAGCCGAAGCCGCCCGGCAGCGGTTTCCCGCCACAGCGCGGGCCGGACCCTTCAAACGTCGCGGCCTAGTCCAAGACGTTGGCTGTGTACTGAAGCACTTGCGCAGCTTCGTATATTCCCGGTTCTCCTACAGGCGCTTTGGCCAGCAACTTAATCGTCATCTGTGTGCGCGGCTTCTCATAGGACGTTGTGGAGCCCGGGGTATAGAAGCCGGACGTGTAAGCCGTCCCGCCGATATATGATGTCGTAGCGTGGTACTGGCCGGGCGTTGTGATCTGCCCGACTTTGGCGCTCTGACGTTCCTCAAGGACAGCAAAGTATGTGTAGCCCTCGATCTGCGCGATCTCGGCCGCTCGGCGCATCGCATAGGTATGCACGGTTTGCGCGCTGGTATAACCGTTCCCGCGGACCTGAACTAAGAAAGTGTCGCTGGTGATCTGCTGCTCTTTGTAGCCACCGCCAAATCCATGAGGCTGATAGGGCGTGCCGCATCCGGCGAGTAGGCCAAACGCCACTAGCACGGCAAGAAATCTCATTTTGCGTTCCTCCCCATAGTTGTTGTGCGCCAGCATAGCGCGCACAAGCCGCCCGGAGTCAATGCCCATGACGACAACCGCCGTCGACCGCCTGGACGGGTCGATCTCCAGTCTTGCCGTGAAAGCGCCCTGCCAAGCGGCCACGACCGCGAATGTGACGCTGTCCGGCCTGCAGACCATTGACGGCGTCTCACTCGCGGACGGCGACCGGATCTTGGTTAAGGACCAGACAAGCGGCAGCGAGAACGGCATTTACGTCGTCCGTTCGACCGGCTGGGAGCGTGCCAAGGATTTCGACGGGGCTTTGGATGTTCGGAAGGGCACGCTGATCAGGGTGACCGACGGAACCGCGAACGCGAACTCCTGGTGGAACATCTCGACCGATGATCCGATCACAATAGGCACGACGGCGATCGCCTTCGCCGCCGGCATCAGCGATCTGGATGCGAAAGTCACCGCCGCCCAAGCCGCCCAGACTGCGGCAGAAGCCGCCCAGACTGCGGCGGAAGCGGCACAAGCCGCGGCGGAAGCGGCAGAGACGGCGGCGGTTGCGGCCGTGGCCAGCGTCGAGACCCCTAAGCACCCGACGGTCGTCAAGAGCGACGACTACACCGTGGCGGCCGGGGATCTGGGCAAGATCATCCGACAGGACGGCTCCAACAAGACTTTCACGCTACTGTCCGCCGTGACGGCCGGCGACGGCTGGTATTGCGACCTCCAGCAACGCGCGGGCGCCGTTAACACGACGGTCGCCGCGCCGGGCGGGCAGACGATCGACGATGAGGCCAGCATAAAGCTGACTTGGTCCGATCTGGGCACAGCGGATCCAAAGGGCGTCGTGGGCGGTGCGGTCAGGGTTTATTCCGACGGTGCGAATTGGCGCACTCTGCGCATGTTTGCGCCAGCCCAGAAGGTGGTCATGGAGGCGGCGACCTCAAAGGGCAACTTTGTCACACCGGGCGATCAGCACCATCATCCGCTTCACCCAAAAGCAATGGGCGTCTTCGCGGGCGCAACCGGTGTGCTGGAATCGGGATCGCAAAACCTTGACTCGGTCGCCCGCAATTCCGTCGGGAACTACACGCTGACCTTCACAAACGCCTTCGCTAACGCCAACTATGCGGTGATCCCGATCGCCTACAGAAGCGGCAGCATTACTGAGATCACCACGCTCACAAGGCTCGCAGGGACTTGCACGCTAGTCACGAAGGACAACTCCGGCACACTCGTCGATCCGACCACTGTCCATGTGATCGTCCTTGGACAGCTTGCTTCTTAGGGGCCCCTCCATGAAACACCTCTTCGCAGCCGCCTTCATGGCGGTTTTTTTGTGGCCCGATCTGGCGGCGGCCCAACCGCAGTGCGACCAGCGCGATTCCGTAATCGAACTCCTGTCTCAGAAATACAAAGAGGCACCTATCGCCCTGGGCGTCACGC